AGCTAACTTTCATAGTGATACTTCTTGGGTGATAGGAGATACCTTAGTAATGCAGATTCCTCTATTTAAACCTTTTACAGGTAATTGGACTCAAACAGGTAACCTTATACCATCTTCAATTGTAGATCTTCCTCTAACTCAGTTTGCAGGTATAGAAGTAAATGTAGTTCAATCAGCTACCATACAGTTTAGTGAAGATAATGGTGTGCTTAAAAGTAGACGAGTTGTTGGACCATTTATTCCTACTATGATAGGTGATACAGTTACAATTGCAATGAAGGTAAAATGGGATGCAATGTATGAGAAAATACAAAAAGACAACTTTGTTGAAAAATTTATCGTTGAATAGTTGATTCTTCGAATTATTATTATTATCTTAAAGATATAATTAATAGAATATATAAGATATATAATATAATTAAATAAATAATATATAAGTATATAAATATATATAATAATTAATAAATAAAATATAATATGTCATTGACAAAAGAAAGAATCCAAGAGAACTATGAAAAACACCTTAAGATAGTTAAAAACTATATAGGTGATAGACAAGATAAAGTTCTCTCTATGATAGATGCTTGGCAGGAAGAGTATGCTATTGCTCCTGCTAGTAGTAAGACTTGGTACCATAGTGCATTTCCCGGTGGATATGTAGACCATGTCAATAGAGTTGTGGAGTATGCAGTGAAGCAGATGAGGTTATATAAAGAGATGGGTGGAGAGATAGATTTCACCGAAGAAGAACTTGTTTTTGCTGCATTATTCCATGATTTAGGTAAGATGGGTGATGGTGATAAGTTAAATTACCTACCTCAGACCGATAAATGGCGTCAAGATAAGTTAGCAGAGATGTATACTAACAATCCAGAGTTAGACTTTATGTTAATTCCAGATAGATCATTGTTCATACTACAGAAGAATGGTATACAGGTTAGTAAAAATGAATTTCTTGCTATCAGATTACATGATGGTGTGTTTGATGAAGCAAATAAAGCATATTTCTTCAGTTATAACCCAGCTTCAAGGATGAAAACCAACATAGTTAACATTCTACACTCAGCAGACTTTTTAGCTTCCAAGGTAGAGTACGATATGCATGTAGGTTTACAAGGATACAAGCAAGGTGGTGTAAAAAAGACACAAAGTTCAACAGGCAAACGTGTTAATGCATCAGAAGGATTGAAAAACACACTTAAAAACCTATAATGGAATTTAATCCTACAACTTTTTACATAATTTTAGGAGTATTAGTAGGTACCCTAATTATTTTTATTTATATTTTAAGAAACCTACTAGTGAAGGTAGAAAAGTATGAAGATTCAGTTGATTTGTTACAAAATACAATCACAGCAATACAAAGTACAATAGAAGATTCACAAAAGCACCTTAATGAACTTGACAAACGTGGGGTTTTTCAGTCAGATGACGAGGTCGGTTATTTTTTTGAACAATTAAAAGAAGTTCAAAGTGAACTAGATCGATTTACAAATGCCCAGAAAGAAAAGCAAAGCTAATTACTTTACAAAAGAGACAGAAGAATATATAGTTAAGTACAACACATCTACAGATGATGAATACAGATCTAAAATATTCACAGACCACATATACATACCTTTTTACAAACTAGCAGAGAATATTATACATACTTTTAAGTTCTACTACACAGATGTAGATAAAATAGAGGATTTAAAACATGAATTAGTCTCAATACTACTAGAACAAAAGATTATGAAGTTTGACCCAACTAATGGTGCAAAAGCATACTCTTATTTTGGTACGATAGTTAAGAGATGGTTAATCAACTACAACAATAAGAATTATAAGAGGTTAAAACAGATAGGTTCATTTTCAGAAATGGAAGAATCCTATGATGCTAAACTTGCTAACAAGATTCAAGAGAATCACGGTGTTACTTTAGGTACCTTCATAGATCGATGGGTAGAAAGTACATACGAAACATTGAATGAAACATTTGTAAAGGAAGGAGATAGAAAAATAGCTGATGCTGTACTTACTATCTTTAAAACTAGAAATGATTTAGATATATTCAAAAAGAAAGCTCTCTACATCTACATAAGAGAGATGACAGATTGTGAAACTCCAGCTTTAACTAAGGTAATTAATACCCTAAAAGATGACTTCAAAGGAAAGTACCTTAAACTATACGAACGAGGATTAATCGTCAATAAAATACTTTAATCTATTTATAAGTAAACGATTTATGAGTTTAGATAAAGAAATATTTGACGGAAAATCTCTATCTGACCTCTTTTCTGAGATCCATAGCAATTCATCTACAACAAGAGCACAGGTAAAAGCTCTAATAGGTGAACTAAAACCTCTTATTGAGAATATAGGAGATGCTACTTTAATTGTACCTATGATTAAAGAGTATATGGAGATAGGAGTAAAGAATGATGAACAACTTATCAAACTAGCAACTATAGTTCAAAGAATAGAGTCAGCTAACGCTAAAGGTGAAGGTGGAGACATGTTTGATTTTTCAGAACTCCAGGATTTGCTTGAAGAGTCTGAAGATACCAAAGAAGAAGTTGAAGACGTAGAGAAGAAAGCAACCGAGGAAGATGATTAATTTCGGAGGAGGTATATTAGCTAAAGCAATTAGTGCAGCTAGAGGTACAGGGTCACCACCTACATTTAAGTTTGGAAGAGTGGTTGATGTTGTATTGGACGAATCTAGTGCGTTTTGGGATGAGTTTGGTAGATCACAAGCTATCAACGGTATTAAGTATAGACCATTAGATCAAGCATATTTAGAAGATGAAGATGCTGTTCTACCTTTCGCATACTGTGCCAACCCTCAACATATAAACATACCTCTAAAGAACGAAATTGTAATAATAGTTAGTCTACCATCAGAAAATAGAGCAGCTAATTCTTTACAAACAAAACACTACTGGTTATCAGTTGTTAATATTTGGAACCACCCTCATCATAATGCTTACCCAGATACTTTACAAAGCGGTACAGGTAAAGCAGACCTTGGAGAAGATTTTAACGAAGTAGATACTGTCGCTCCCTTACAGATTTTTCCTGGTGATACTCTTATATCCGGTAGACATGGAAACACTCTAAGATTAGGTGGCACTAAGCATCAATACAATACACTAACAGACGACAGCAATAACGGTAAACCTTTTACTATAATTAAAAATGGTATGAAGGAACCTGATGATGGTACAGCTTTATCGACTGAAGATATAAATGAAGATGGTTCATCCATTTACATGGTATCTGATCATACAGTACCATTAGAAGAAGCTAATGTAAAAGCTGAAGCATGGTTAGATCCAGCTGATGTAGCAGGTACATATAAAGGTGACCAGGTACTTATTAATGGAGGTAGGTTATTTTTTAATGCTAAAGAAGAAGGAGCATTTATTGCAGCAAAAGAATACATAGGGTTAGCTTCTAAAGGCATACATATAGATGGAGAAGATATGGTATCGTTAGATGCCAAAAAAATATATTTAGGTTCAACTGCACTTAAGAAAGAAGACGAACCATTACTACTAGGTCAAACAACTCAAGATTGGTTAACCACTTTAGTAGATAATTTAGATACACTATTGCAGACACTATCTAAACCAGGTCCACCACCGGTGTATGTTGCAAAAGCAGTTGCTACATCAACAGCACTATTAGGAGGTATCAAGCAGTTAAAATCACAGATTAAGTTACTATCATCTAAAAAAGTATATACTGAGTAATGGCATACGTAAATATAAAAGAAAGTAACATAGTCAATGCTGTAGCCAAACAGGTAGGTGCAGTACAGGATATAGCTACACAGAAAGTCTATGAGTTAGTAAATGACTCTATACAAAAAGTGAGAAGAGAAGCTTGCCCTGTTCTACCAGAAGCAATAAGGTTACAACAAAGAGTAAACACCGTTCAAGGTAGTATTGGTGCTATTTCAGCAAGAATAAACAAGTTCAATAGAATAGCTCAAACAATACTTACACTTATTACTATATTCAAAATTATTAAAGCCTTAGTACTCAAGTTACCTATACCGCAAGCAGTACCTCCTGGTATCGGTTTACCTGTAGGGTTCTCAATGATACAGACAGACTTTTTACATAAGTTCAAAGAGAAGATTAAACAAGGAGGAGATGATGCTAAAGGTATAGTAGAGGTACTTAAGAGTCCTGCTGACAATATTAAAATGTATACTAAGATTTTAAAACGTGTCAACATAGTAACTAACGGATGTAGGTTAGAAGGAATACTTAGAAGAGAAGTAGCAAGAGGAAGAATAACGATGGAAAGGTTAAAAACGCTAGGCATTGTAAGATCAAACAGATTAGGAGAAGATGAATACATTTTTTCTTCATTAGGAGGTAATCTTTTTTCTGATTCCTTACTTACAAGACAAGGTAACTTTTACGAAACAAACTCAGCAAATGGAATTCCTCCATCTGAAAAAGATAAACTAGCAGAAGCTGCTGAAAAAGACTTATTAGATTCTTTAGATAAACTTAATGGAGAAGATAGTCAAGAGTTAAAAGATGCAATAGCAGACATATTTAATTCATTTAAAAGTGAAAATGAAACTGAAGCTATAAGCAACCCAGATAACTTTTATACTGCAGCAAATGGTGAAATTTATAAGTTAAAAATTAAACTAGACCCTAAATCACCACAGATAGCACCTAGAAGATTTGCAGTAGCTATAGACAAGTTTGGGGTAGAAATATTAAAAGGCCCTAAATCCTTTAGTTCTTCAACAAAAATATTATTAGACGAACTTAAATTTAGATTAGATAATCAACTTCCATAACCAAACTATTTATATATATGAAACTCGATCAATTACGTAAAATCATACGAGAAGAAGTAAGAGCCGCAGTTAAGGAGGAGTTACAAGAAGTAATGAATGAAGCTGTGAAAATAGCTTCTGCTCCAACTAAACAGGTATCAAGCACATACACACAAGTACCTAAAGGTCAACCTAAAAAATGGTCCGTAGGTAAAAGTGCTACTTTAGATGAAATGTTACAACAAACAGCTAACTCCATGAGTGGTGATGATGCTAGAAACTTTTCTCAAGGTGGTGTAAAGAAACCTAATTTTGCTTCCTCTATGGGAAGTCAAATGGGTATGACAGAAAATACAGGCCCAATGCCTGGTATAGACATTAGTAAATTAGACTTTGTACAGAAAGCTAAAAGCGTTTATGACGCATCTATTAAAAAAGATAAAGCTAGAGGATTATAATGGCATTTGAAGTTAAAAAGATAGATCCAAGAGACCTACAACCAAGAGTAGCAATTGGCGTTAAACTTCCGTTTAGCGGTAAAGCTGTCTTTAACTCAACTTATACCTCTGCAGAAGCTATAAAAACTAATTTAATAAACTATTTTTTGACAGGTAGAGGAGAAAGGTTTATGAACCCTACTTTCGGTAATGGTTTACAGACCTTACTTTTTGACCAACTGACAGAAGATAAAGTAAAACAAATAGATGCTTTAATAAAAGCTGACTTAGGTTATTATTTTCCTAGAATTGAAGTAGTAAATATTTCTACAGAAGGAATACCAGAAACAAACACAGTTCAATTTGCTTTAAGTTATAAGGTAAAAGATACTAACATAGAAGATGAACTGTCAATTAACTTTGAACAATAATGGCTGAACAACGAGACATAAAATACATAAACAGAGAGTTTTCAGACTTTAGAACGCAACTCGTTGAATATGCTAAACAGTATTTTCCTGATAGCTATAACGATTTTTCACCTACAGCACCAGGTATGATGTTTATAGAAATGGCATCATATGTTGGAGACGTTTTATCGTTTTACCAAGATACTCAATTGCAAGAAACATTTCTACAACATGCTAAGAACCCACAGAATTTATATACCTTAGCGTATATGATGGGATACAGACCTAAAGTCACTACAGCATCAGAAGTAGAATTAGAAGTAACTCAGCAAGTTGACCCTATATCAGGCGGTGATACACCTAACTTTGACCAAGCACTTTTTATTTCTGGAGGTGCTATTGTAGGTTCAACTGATAATAATGACACTACTTTTGTAATAGATTCATCTATAGATTTTAAGTTTAGTAGTTCTTATGACCCTACTGATGTTACAATTTCAACTATAGATGTAGGTACAAACTTACCTTCTGTTTATCAACTTAAAAAGAAAGTAAAAGCTTTTAGTGGGACAGTAAACACTGTAACCGAGGTAATCAACTCAACAGAAAAGTTTAAAACATTAGAGATAACAGATACTAATATTATTAGGGTATTAGACATTGTAGATAGCGATAATAACGTATGGTATGAAGTACCTTTCTTAGGTCAAGATACTATATTTGTTGAAAAGAACAATCAAACCTTATATAACGACTTAGTTAAGAGTTCAGTCGAACTAACAAAGGTACCTAGGAGATTTGTTACAAGATTTACTTCAACAGGAGTACTACAAATACAATTTGGTGCAGGAGTGATTAATGCAGACGATGAAACATTCTTACCAGACCCAACACTACTGACTAAGTTTGGATCTCAAGATCAAGTAAATGCAATTGATGTAGCTTATGATCCTTCAAACGTTCTATTTACTAGAACATACGGTCTATCACCAAGTAACACAACGTTAACTATTAGATACCTAACAGGTGGAGGTATTGCATCTAACGTACCAGCAAATACGGTAACTAACAAAACTTCTATCGGCACATTAACAGCAGCTGATACATCTAAAGAAAGTACATTAGCTTTCAATAACCCATTAGCAGCATCGGGAGGTAAAGATGGAGATACCGTTGATGAGTTAAGAGAAAATGCTTTACGTTCTTTTGCAGAACAAGGCAGAACAGTTACAGTAGATGACTATACAGTTAGAGCA